TTGCCAGATGGTGTAATCGCCGCTGCTATTGGCTTGATTGTCAGCCCATATAGGGTACTTAAACACTTCACTAAATACACCTGCAGATCTTTTTGCGCCAATCGCAGTACCTGCATCATACCAAACTTTTTCTCTAACATTATAAATAATAGCATCATTGCACTCAGTTGAAGAGCCGTTTGGGAAGAACCACCAGATTTCACCCCAACGAGTAACTTTACTAACCCATACTTTTTGGCGCTGGCTGTAGTTTAGATTGTCAAAGAAATAGTTAAAATTAGCCGTGTTAGGTATTTCTTGCACAACGCCGTTGTACATTAGAAATCGATCAGTGCCGCACCAATAGTATATACCATCATACTCAATCACGCACTGGCTAGATAGTATGGATGTTTGTGTAGAGATGATGTCATACCGCCAATAGACGGTTGAAGCGCCTACTGTCTGTGGCGCAAAACTTACTCGAGTAAGCTGGTCTAACGACCAAAATAAGCCAGCAGGAGATGTTGTACCACCGCGTAATGCCATACCCTTAACGACTTTTGTTGATGACACGTTATTAGAGTTAGCATCAGCTGCTACCCAGTTTTGAAAGTCGCCTGCAGAGCTATTCTGAAGTAGACCATCATTGCCGTAGATAAACAGATAAGGGTATAGCATAACGCAACCACCGCTTACTGCAAGGTTATTATCGTATGTTAGTGTTTGTGTGCTTGTAACAGTCGCAGCGTTAGATAATGTTAATGTGGTTGTACTAACACCTTGAGCTACTACAGTGATTGTAGTGTTTGCAGGTATGCCTGTACCAGTAACAGTTTGGCCAATACCAACTAAGTAATTATTTGGCGTAATCGTGGCAGTTGTTGAACTATTAAGCACAGTTGCTGCTGTAAAGATACCTAACTTAGTCATCGCGCCATAAGGAAAAGTACCAATCATAATTGGCGTGTCAAGCGTATTGTCGATATTTGTTAGGTTTAACCCAGGGTGGCCAATAACAGTTAGCGCTGCTGTTCCACCACTGTCATACGCAATATCCCACTGCCAAAGATTATTGGCGTTAGAAGTAAACGCTGCCGATAATGTTACAGTTGTAGGGCCTGAGCCAATTGCGCTAGTTGTGTTATTTTGCCATGCGTAGACACCGCTACTTTCACCTGAGTATAGGTAGTTTAAACCGTCTTGTGATTGCATAACCATGCCACGACTGATACCGGGCGCGTTTAAAAACATACCGCTATAGCCACCCATCTTACGTGGCCGACCACGCTGAAATCTTACCCATCTGCCATCAACATAAGAAGGCGCGTCAAAGAGTGTTCCATCCCGTTGAATACCAGGTTTGATTTTTAGATTGACAACGTTTGCTGTCAAAACCCGCCTCCTTGAATACCGCTTGAAAACACGCCTGTGCCTGCAATAGTTAAGCCTGTTGCGTTGTAATACCCTCGTTGCAAGTTAGAAAGTACAAACCCTACTTGGCCTGCTGCAGGTAAGTATAAGCCTGAGTTTAAGTCGCCTGAGAATTTTAATGAAGGCACAGAAAGTGAACCATTGCCTAGTGTTAATGATGTAAGCGAGCTTGATGAGCCGGACGCTGCGTTATATACATTGGTGCCGTCGCAAATAAGAACTAATGAGTCGCCTTGTGGAATTGTAACAGTAGTTCCTCCAAAAACTGCAGTCTTTACTGTTAGTGTGTACGCGCCAGTTGTGTTGTTAGTCACTGTGTATAGCTGTACAGTTGAGGGCACTACAATAAGCTGATTACTTGTTAGTGCGCCTGTGTATATTTGTATAGTGTTAGCAGCCTGCGGGCTTGTTAATGTATAGGTGCCACCTGTAACTGCTAATGCTAAAAGCGTGTACGCAAAAGTATTTGATCGACCGTACGCGTAGGTGTACCATGTAGAGCCGCTTGACACTAGCACAAGTGACTCAGTTAACTGTAACTGCTGACTTGCATTACCGTCAATCGTGTCAGCGCCTACAGGCGTAAGTGTTAGTATTCCTGTGCCGTCATTCTTAAAGATGGTAAACCAGTTGGCGCCTACGGTAGCTGCTGACGGTAATGTGAATGTGCCCACGCCACTTAGCCATACATTCATCTGCGCACGAGCTGTGCTTGTTAATGCGGTGCTTGAATAGTATTGCTGAACTAAATATTGCTGATTAAGCGTGGCGCCAATTGCAACAAGCCCGTACCCTGCAAGATCAGATGCGTTTGCTGCTGATGTACCTGCGCCAAACGTGATTGTAGTCCACGTACCTGCAGTAGTCGCGTTACTAGTTAGATAAATGTAATACGCAATGCTAGGCGCTGCTGATACAATTGTGCCGCCAGATGCATTCTTAATAATGACATTAATATTTGACGCGCTAGTATTTCTAATTAATACAGCTTGACCAACAGAGACCTGCTCAGCAGAAGGAAAAATTAATGCTAAACCGTTAGTCGAGGCGGTTACATCAATAATATTCGCAACAATGTCTGATGTATTGCCGTTTACCGGCCATTCCAGCGTTGTATCTGCAGTGATACTTAACGATTCATAACCAACCTGAGAAGGCGATACGGTTTGATTTGTAAAGGGATTTACGTAAGATGTCATATTAAGAGTCCATTGCAACAGCTTGGCGATCAGCAATACGCAGTTGATCTTCTGCCTTTAAGACTGACATCGCTTCGCTATATTTTTGTTGAAAGATTTGACGTTGGTCATTCTTTAAAAATGGCATTGCTTGCAATAACGTGCCATATAACATAGCATTAGGTGCATTTTGTGTTAGCCAGTTTGTCTGATTTGCAGAGTCCAGAGGCTGTAAGCGTTCATAAAACAACACTTGAAAGTTATACGCCTGATCCGGCGTTGGTGACACAAGCCAATGATCGTAGTCATAATCGGCGTAATACAAGGGAAGGCCTGCAGTAGCGCCTGTGTTGTAGTTGAGTAGATATTCATACTTTCTTAGAAGTACAGGCGAGGGCCCAACTGGTGCACTAGACGTTACATTAAATGATACTGTCTTACGCCATCTTGCAGGCTTAGGTATTACAGCATTATTTGCAACCATTGCGCTTTGCACAACCTGCTGCTGCCCTAAAGTCTTGATTTCTTGTGCAATCTCAAACTCGCATAGCGTGATGAACGTAGGAATTTGGTTAACAACTGCGGCGTCATTTCTCTCTAAGTACTGTTCGACAGCGCTAGTAAGCGAATTATAAGTCAGAACAAAAGACGCTGTCATATTTTCCTTATCGAGTTAGTTATCATTTTATACTTGTTCTTAAAGAATGAAAACCGTTAAGCATACAATCTAGTACCTGTTTTATCAATGATTAACGCTTGTTTACGTGGCGCATTGTGAATTGAGTTAGGAATGCTAATATGCGTCCATCTGTCAAACTCACGGATAATCTGGTCATAGCCTAAATCTGATGCTATTACAGCTTTAACTACTTCATCAGGAGTTACACCTGGGACTCTTATGTCGGCAGCACAACCAATCCGATGCTGACTAGAATCTTTAGAACCAACAGCATCATTAACCAATTTAGAGCGGAAAGCACTATTAACCATAATGGGCTTGTTTCCCAGAAGTGTTTTAACTTGTTCCAAAAACTCTGCCAAGCGCGTAAGATTAGCAAGCTCAGCATCATTTGGAGTATTGTCAAATTGACGGTGATCTGTGTGCGTAAGTTCTTCAATTGTAAAGTGCTCCGTTAAGTTCATTTTTTAGCTTTCATATCCATGATTTTCTCAAGAGTACGACCGCCAAAGTAAAAGCTCATTATGAGCATGCCCCACTGCCCAAGCAGCTCAACATAGTTATTGTTTACCTCAATATCCCACGCACTCATCATAGCAAAGGTAGTGTAAGTCATTAGAATAAATACCAGCGTCATTGGACGAATGTTTTTAGATAGCCAAGAGTCTGACATCATGTCGGCTTGTTGTCGCTTGGTGAGTTCTTGAGCCTCTATATTATCAGCGTTTAATTCTGCCAATTTACCTTCTTGTTGCATTTGTAAAAGTTCTTGTTGTGCTTTAGCTTTAGCCTCAGGGTCAGGTATAAACTTGTCCAAGACCTTCATGCCAACATCAAATAAAGCTGTTAATGGAAACATTATTTCCCCTTATTCCAAAGTTCAAACAGCGTCTTCACTTTTTCTTCAAGGACTGACACTTTATTATCCATTTTGGCAAGCACAATAACAAGCGTTACAAACCCCACAAGCAGGGGCCAAATCTTTGCTAG